ATAATATATGCCTTTCATAGACAATGATTTTGTCATTTATAAAGAAAATGGTAAAATGCAAAGTGCAGGATTTACTGTGAATTCTATAATGTTGCAAAAGGGAATCACTCCAATCATTGCAGGTGGAGGCAGTCGCACGACCACGGATGCCAATGCCGACTCTGCTTTTTCTAATTTAGCAATTCCAGCAGGATTGTATTATTTTGATGGCGGATTTCTAGACCAACGTGGAGGAAATGCTAAAAACGCGACATATATAAATGAAGACAAACATATAAGTGATGATTTGTATACAAAACTATTAGGATTGGTTGGTGGAGATGTAAAAGAGAGTGATGATGACGATGTGGTAAAAGATGGGGACAAAAATAATTCCACGATGATAGGAGGGAAAAAAGGACATAAAAAAACCAAAAGGCATAAAGACGGAAAACACAGGACAAAAACTCATAGGCATTCTTCGCCAGGTTAGATTTAAATTCTGGACCAATTCGTGTAATTAAATGGCGATACTAAAATATTGGTGATTTGCGTTTTCCAATAATCTATTTCATTTTGAAAATCAATGTCTTTTTGTGTTTGCGGATAAGGCGTCGTGGAAGACATTAAATGTTCCTCTTCTGGCGTGATTTTCGGTTTATATCCATAACAATTCACACCGAATTTCAATCGCGGGTTCGCCATGTATCCGCCATTGATTCCTGCTCTACCACAATCATTCTCATGCCCCGCAATTTTCTGCAAATTGTCATATGTTTTTTGTTGTGTGGGAAAGAGTGCCATTTGACCATCAGACCATCCATAATTGCACCATTCCGCGCCAGAATTGTATGAATTTTCTATTTCAGAATAAGTTGCTAATCTTCCACCATATGCTTTGCATAATGCGCCGGAATTTTCATAATCGTAATTATTTCCAGGAATGTTAAAGACTTGTTTTTTCAGCGTTATTTCAGGGACGGTCGATCCTTGACCAACACCTTTGCTTTGATCCACCACAATATTAATTTTCGGACTTTCTTGAAAAAAATTATTAATATTTGCCATAACGTCCACGCTAAAAAAGTAATTGAATAAATTTACCAACATTAAAACAAGAAAAATCGCGAAAAGAAGAATAATTAATGTTTTTTGACCAGAGCCTGAACCTTCTTCTTCTTGATCGCTAGTTCCTCCTAAAGATGAAAATAAAAGGACATATGAAATAATAATGATTAACAAGACGACAAATATCAATGGGTTTGTAAATAAATTATTCACTGAATCATATAAATCTACTGTTGCTGAATTCATATATATATTATCACTGTTTTTTTCTATAAAAAAGACAGTATGCTTGTGGAGTTATTATTTGAGATTCTTGAATTTGACTAACTGATGAGTCATTAAAATGATACCATTTACCATTTGCATTTTTTATATATGCTGTATAATGACCGCCCATAGAATTGCCAAAGTGATTGCATATTCCATATAAATCATACATATAAGAAGCGTTTTTATATCCGATGGAATAACTTGACAAATTCAAGTCAGTTATTGGAAAAGAAACAAGTGTCGGCGTTTTCACATTTTTTGAATTTACACGTTTTAAATCTACAATCAAAATCGTCGGAAAACTCCAAAAGATATTTGTTTTGTATACGCATTCTTTTTGACCGATGGATTCATTAAACCATTGATTGTCTCCATCTAACAATTCATTTTCAGTATATAAATCAAAACAGTCATATAATGAAGAGGATTTCGTATTAGGAATAGACAAATTAATGATAAAATACGGTTCTGGTTTCATGCTTTTCACTGCGCCTGTGTCAATGTCTTTAATCTGTGAAATATGAATGCCATAAAATAAATCCCATATTTCAGAATACTCTTTTGAATATATATCTTTTATCATTTCAAAACATTTCATGGCAACAACATCCTTTTCATTTTCGGGATTGCCGTTAATTGTCATTAATACTTTGCGTGAACGAGACAAGTGAAAGGAATTAATCATAAAAATAAGGAATTCTGTCAAATCATTTTGAGAGAAACCACTGAATATAGGCACTTTTTTATATTCTGCGACGACATGAATCGTTCTTATGAATTTTTCGGGGCAAATCGTGCAATTGGTGGACCACAACATTTCTCTCAATCTATTCCATTCAAACAACAATACAGATTCAGGATTTTTATTGAATTTATTGGTTGGACGAGATAAAAATTCGTTTAATTCATATGTGTGAGATAATATTTGCATACATGAATTTATAAAACACGTGTTTCCCAAATTTTGCAATCCACTTAATCCTTTATTATTGTATTTATTAAAACTCATATAAAATATATTTAATAATCTTTAATATTATGACACCTGAATATACTTATTATAGAGGGAGAGATGCCGAACTGAACAACTACATTTTAATGTACAACAATAACATTGCACAAATAAATGCTTTGCAATCCATGAATTGCAATTTGCAAAATAATATCAATTTAATACGAAACCAGCAATATAGACCTCGTGCTCGCAGACATTATCGGAATTCTGGTCCTCCACCCCCGCCCCTTATTGTCCCTGTTACTGTTACAGGGACATCGTCTCATGTGCTACCACATCGTCAAACAAACAGGAACGGGTTGCATTCTAGTAGACCGATTCCGGCACCAATTCCAGCACCAACCACACCAATACAAAGAAACACATTACATACAAACAGATGGTTGAGAGATTCTTTTTTTGACCCAGTAATAATATATCCCACACAACGCCAAATTGAAAATGCAACGCGATTTGTTCAATACGACACAATTGTGCAACCGTCAAATGAATCATGTCCCTTTACATGCGAACCTTTTAACAATTCCGATATAGTGCGACAAATATTGCCGTGTGGTCATATTTGTTCTTCTGCTCAATTTAACACCTGGTTTAGTTCAAATGTGTCATGTCCAATATGTAGATGTGATATTAGAAATTATCACCCAATAGACATGAGTAATAATGAAGAACTTGTTTCAGTTGCGCCTGCACCTTTGCGTGCATCTACGCCTTTGCATGCACCAGCCACCGCGACAACGACAACGTCTACGACAACTTCACCATATACTTCATTAGATTCGCTTTTAGACAGTGATGCAACTGAATTGATAATGAGAAACTATTTATTGGGATTTTGGAATGAAATGTATGGAGAGACGCAAGACAACGCAACCACGACGCCAGCAGCAACAACAACACCAACACCAACACCAACAAGAAGAAGACCTAATATATTGTATTACACAATAAGAAATTTAGAGAGATAAAAGAGTGATAAAGTATAAGTATATGAATGAATTTCAAGGTCGCATATTAAACGCGAGTGGGTGTTGGTGTGATACCAGAGAGAAAATTATAGAATTAGCAAACATACCATTTCTCTCTGGTATCGTAAGTAAAACATGCACAAAATTGCCAAAAGAAGGCAATCCAGAACCCAACTATTATTTTAGCAAAAAAGATAGTCTACATTTTAATTGCAAAGGATTACCCAATTTCGGGTATGAATATTACAAGGATTGTTTTTCTCTTGTATCTGAAAAAGAAAAACAATTTATACTATCCGTTGCTTATTTAGAAGGATATAGTTGGATACTAAAAGACTATGATGAATATTTAACATCATTGGGCAAATCTGGGGTCGTGGAATTGAATATCAGTTGTCCGAATTTACATTCAAGAATTGCAGGATATCATAAAAAAAATATTGTTTTCATCTTGGAAGAAATACGCGCATTGCATTTAACCCATGTGAAAATCGGACTAAAATTGCCGCCTTATTTTGAATTGGAAAAAATCCGCAAAATCGCCAATGTATTAACATTGCATGTGGATATCGTGGAATATATTGTTTGTTGTAATACAATTCCAAATACTTATTATGAAGGAAAATATTGTGGTGTTTCAGGCAAAATCAATAAATACATTGCTCTAGGAAATATTAAAGAATTCAAGGAATATTTCGGAGTTTCATTATGCAAAATACAAATCGTCGGTTCAGGTGGAATAACAGAAGCAGGAGACATTCGCGATTATTTGAATGCCGGGGCAGATATGGTTCAATTAGGAAGCGGATTTTATAATGAACCAACAAATCGGTTGTATTTTGAAAATTTATTTGTGCACTAACAGACAATATTCTCTCTATTTTTTCCCGAAAAAGTTCATAAGGCTTTGATTTCCCATTTTCGCATTCGTCGTTTTTCTCAAATATTCATCAAACAACAATGTCTTAATTTCCCGATTTTTCAATTGTTCTACTTTATCTTCAAATGCTTCATCTGTTAACGCATTTCGTCGAAGAGTCGCGACATCCGCATGAAATTTCTTCAATTTCGCCGTCTTTTTCTGCATAATCCATATTTTCTCCAAAACAAGAGCAAATACTTGTTGCACTGGTTTCATAATTTGATTCGTAATATAAAATGAATAGTCTATTTTCAATTCATTTTCTATGATAAACTGCGGCGTTTCTATCTTGTCGCCTTGAAGTGCTCCCGCGTCCAAACAATTAATATACACAAATGGAATGCGGTCACCAGAACATGGCTTGTTGCCTGGATCTCTCGTAGCGATGCGGTCTGCCAATACTTTGTGCGCCACAGATTTCGGATTTTTGTATCCACTTCTTAACGATTTGGTTATAATCAATTTATCCATTGGATATTTCTCCTGAACAATATTCGTCAAACAACTGCATAGAAAGTCAATGGCTTCTTGAATATTCTGTTTTTTCATCAAAATATCAATGATGCCGCCGTAAATATCCTTGACAATCGGTGCATTGTCACGCCGTTTCAAGACAATACCCATCTCTTTTCGTTTGCATTTGTTTGGGTCGGTTTCATAAAGCATGCCAACATATCTCTTTTTCGACAAGAGACAAAACGGCATGAATGTTTTCTCGTATTCCAAATCATGCGGTGCTTTTAAAAATGACGAGGCTAAATGTCCTGCTTCTTGAGCCAATTCAATGGTGATTTCCAGTGCTTGTTTTCCTCGTATGGGCACACCTTCCAATGTTTGCAAGTTAAATGTAAAGAATACAGAATCCGTGTCGCCGTATATGTATTCCGCCTTTGACAAGACGAGACCGTGATTTGCGGTTTGGCACACAGTGTCTCCATATACTTCTTCAATGACGCGTTTTGCATAGGTGAGCAACAATCGTCCGGTCGCGGTCGTGGCAGCGGCCACGTCTTGTTCATAAAATGTGCTTGTTTTTGCACCGCATTGTCCATAAAGAGAATTCGCCGTCAATTTATATCCAATTTGTCGCTTGTCCAATACATTTTTCATAAACTCGTCATTTTCCAATGGAATCAATTTCCGCGTATTTTTACGAGCCATGAGCAATTCTTCCAAAATAGAAGGCATGATTGCCTTTTCCCCGTCGCGAAATTGTGCAAAGCGGCATATTTTGCGACCAGATTTCACCTTTTTCGCCGCAGCAGAAGGCGTTTTTCTTATATAGACATATGTATCATATGAAATATCTACATAATCGTATTCCGCCAAATTATCATATATGAATTCTCCAACGGCATTTTTCTCTCCTTCTTCGCAAATCAAATTGTTTGCCAAATCATATTCTTTTGCCCATACTTTGCTATCATGTGACAAATTTTCACTAATCATGGAAGACGGATAAAGAGATGCATAATCCACGCATGCAACAGGATTGTCCAAATACAAGTCGCATTTTGGGTCCAATACGATCGCGCCTTCATAACCGTCTTCCATAGACCCTTTTTCCATCACGGGCATGAGAGTGCCTTTTTCACGGCATTTTTTCGCAATATAACTGGTGAGTTTAATGCCTTGACCACGCATCACCAAGAAATTCACAGGGACACTGCATATTTTCGCCATTTCAATAAAGCCAGTTAATACATCTACTTTATTCATCAAATAATGAACCAGATTGCAATCTTGAATGCAGTATTTCGCAATAATGCCGCGGTCTTGTGCAGATCCATTCGTCATTTGGAAAATATCCTTAGGAGAAACGTCGTCTTTTGCCAAACACCATCGCACTTTTTTCGTCATGTCTGGTCGAATAATTCCGCTAATTTCAAAGGAGCATTGCGCGTGATCAATGCGTGTTACGCAATATTTCGCGCCGGAATTATAATAATCAACTGAATGTCCAATTTCTTCAAAATGTATATAACTTTGTTCCAACAATCCAGTGAGGTTGCTTGTTTTTATCCGCGTTGTTTTTTCCAAAGTATCATGTTCAAATGATTTCACATAATCGCCGATAAAATGGCCGGCGACATAATCCAATTTATAAGACGTGAGATTTTCTTCGCGACGAAAGAAGTTGTATAAATCAATTTGTAGTCGCCCATTCATTTTAATATAATGCAAATCATGTTGTCCGCTGGCGATTTGAATGGTGCTTTCTTCTATTTTATATTTCCCGGTTTCCTTGTCCATGGTTGCACATATTTCGTCTTTATTGCGCGACAATTGTAAAAAGTCTTCCACACAATCATTTTCTTCTGCACGTTTAAACATGAAATTGTAATCAAATCCAAATATGTTGTATCCAATGATAATATCCGGATTTTCTCTTTGTATTAGGTCTGTCCACGAAAGCATGACTTCTTTTTCAGTAGAGCAACTTTCAATCACGGTGCTTTCATCCTCCTCTGACGACGACAACGACGCGGAAATGCATGTGCCTTGAACTGCGCAGTGATTTAAATACGGGCTGGATTCTCCATAATACATAAAGGTTGTTCCGATAAAAGTAATCTCGTCGCCTTTAAGTGCTGGAAAGGATGAATTAAATGATATAGTTATTTCATTTAATTTGATGTCTCTGTCACATTTTGAATCGCATATTATGTCTACAACTGTGGCGATTTTGTTTGAATATGATTTCATATAAGAACTCCCAGCCAGACCAAGTTCATCATCTTCGTCTTCTACTTGAAAATAATTTTCCAGAGTAATTAACTCGTTGATTTTCTGAAAATTACGCACGGGTTTTTTAATCCACGATTCAAAAGTCGTCAATACAGCCCCGCGAGTTTTCAGTGGAATTTTGGGATAGACACGGTCTATTCCTGCCATGTTGTCATAACCAAATGCGGTTAAAATGATTACTTGCAATATATTTTTACACATGATTGGAGTTAATGCAGCCGGCGGCAAACTCTCAAAATATTCAACAATGTTTGTCGCCAATTTTTTATAAGATTTGACTGGAACTGGGAAATCGCCGTGACTGCTGCTTGCTTCAATATCAAAACTGCATATTTTATAAGGCACACGGTCTTCTTTTGAGTTCAATGGATAAATGTCTTCTAAATTCATGTTGATTTCATAATCGCAGTGTGTTTTTTTCTCTCTTGACGATGTCAATTTCATAATATGTTCTGGAATCATAATCCATCCAGAAGGGCTAATATCGCAAATATGAAAGAATCGTAATAAAGGTGGAATATTTGCTTCATACAATCGTGTTTTTGTCTTTAAAAAGAGGTATCCATCTTCCAATAAGATTCGTCCGCGTTCTTGGATATATTCAGAATACCATAGATTTTTCGCTTTATTAAAGGATAAAATGCTATTGAATTCTAGTTTAATGAATTTATATGTTTTTCCGCAATCAAACCCATATAATTTTTTGCGTTTTACAATAATGCAATTTTTAATAGAATTCGCATAATAATTGCCTAATTTTGATTTAATATGTTGGAGAAATTGGTCCTTGGTTGATTTTTTCCATGTCTCGTCTACCAAAACATAAAAGAATGGACTGAAATTTTCTACAATAATTGAACATGATTTACCTGTTTTATTAATTCCAAACATTTGTATTAGAAATTGAGTTGTATCTTTCTTTGGATTGTATTCTTCTTTTGCGTTTTCATAAAATTCGCAATCACCCTCATCCTTTTTTTCTCTTTCCTCTTCGGATTGATTCAAAACGTTAAAATCAAGAAGTCTGAACGACGACATTTGTGTTTTCTGTGCATTTGTATAAATAAATAATTCTAATTCAATTTTATTATTTATTGTTTGATTGTTTGTTGGGTTTCGCCATGCATCTTTTGCCTATTCGTTATTGTTTAAAAAATTAAAATACTTAAAGATACTAAATAGTAGGTATAATGAATTCTTCTCTGAATTTCTCATCGCAATGTGCAACAGGACCAACGGGAGCAAGAGGTGTAACTGGAGCAACGGGAGCAAGAGGTGTAACTGGAGCAACAGGAGCAAGAGGTGTAACTGGAGCAACAGGAGCAAGAGGTGTAACTGGAGCAACGGGAGCAAGAGGTGTAACGGGAGCAAGAGGTGTAACTGGAGCAAGAGGACCAACGGGAGCAAGAGGTGTAACTGGAGCAAGAGGACCAACGGGAGCAAGAGGTGTAACTGGAGCAAGAGGTGTAACTGGAGCAACGGGAGCAAGAGGTGTAACTGGAGCAACGGGAGCAAGAGGTGTAACTGGAGCAACGGGAGCAAGAGGACCAACAGGAGCATTGCATGCTTAATTTATTTATTGCGTTTTGAGTGTTTTTTAGGTTTCCATTTCCAACCAGCGTTTTTAAGACTTCGTCTTCGTGTGCTTTTTCGTGAACTTTGCCGCCGCCTCCGCCGCCGATGATGTCGTCCTTGAGCAGTCCGTGTCCGACCCATAGATGACCGTGAAACCGTCGGAGTCCTATCAACAAAACTCCCATGTTTGCTATCAATCCATTTAATAAACGCGTCGATTGAACGTTCATTTTCATAATTTTCAACAACATTGCCTTTACCAGAAATGTATCGCATTGTTGGAAATCCAGAGAGATCTGAAATATGATTTATATTACTGCACTCGGATTGGTCCACATCCGCAATAACCACGCCAGGATATTTCATTTTTTGTTGTGGTTGGCCTAATATATTTTTAATTTTCGTCCATTCCGGACGCGTCTGATTGCAAGGTCCACAGCCTTCCATGTAAATCAATACAAATACATTCTTCCCATTATTCACCATTTTATCAAAAGTGTGTGAATTTTGTGTGCTAGGATTAATATGTAAAAATTCCATTCTTATATATTAATCAAATAAATAAATTATCCTTATTATTTATATGTATCTCAAGATTTTACTGGCAATTATTTTTATGATAGGCTTGTGTTTTTATTTAAAATGCAGTGATGCAAATTATGTAGAAGGTCTAAAAAATAATATAGAAAACCGCTGCCCAAACATTTTAATACAACACGACAAATCATTTTACTTGTATAATTCTAAATTGGCTAAAATACCGGGTGTCAATCCGATTGAATTTGAGAATTTAGAAGATTATGTTGAATTTTTAGATTGGCAACGAAGTCAAGGAATTCGTTGTCCAGTATTATATTTGCAAAAAACATATGATGCACAAGGCAACCTCGTGTATAAAACGAGACCAGGTGTCACGAATTTGCAAGGAGGTCTGCCTCCAACTCTTTCTACCATTCCGAGAAAACCAAATCCGACATTGTTGGTGGATGCAACCCGAAATGATCCGCCTTACAATACGAATTCATATCCGGGCTTTGACCAGAGTTCATATTATGTAGGAACAACAACGCCTTTAGACAATATAAGTCAACAACAAGAAAATATGTTGTATAGTCCTGACCCGATGGATGACAATTGGGGTGGAATTGAATACACTCAATCTTTGGTGGATCAAGGGGTCTATGCTGGCAATGAAGTGGCGCTTCGCGTCTAATTCGCGTGGCGCGGCATTTAACTAGCATTCTCCACAAATTTCATCACTTTATTCAACGATTCTTTTGCAGCCGACAATTCATTCAATGTTTTCATACCTTCAATCATTTTAGAAGGAGTGTTGGCAGTGCCAAGGTCAATGCTTGCCACGGTTTTTAACATCATCGAATTCACCAAATCGTCCACATTTAAAATGATGGTTTCATATTCTTTCCGATATTTACTAATTAAAAGCGTGTCATTTAAATTCACTGTTTTCTGTTTGACGGCAGAAGCATATGTCGTGGCATTTCCAGCAATTCCATTCGATGAACTAGCATTTTCACTAGGAGATGCATTTTCCAATCCTTCTCTCCCTTTTAAAAGAGAACTATACACTAAATAACCAAGAAAAACTATAACCAAGAAGCCCAATAAAACATTGCAGTTGTCTTCGTTCATTATACTTTATTTAGACAAAAACTTGACAATGTTTTCTATAATTGTCTTATTCAAATGTTTCGGTTGATTTTTCACATTTATATATGTCACCTCTTTCAAATAATCCGGCGATTCCTTTATTTTCATGACCAATGTTTGAAATGACCCACCAAAATGCTTCATGATTGCCCCTGCAGTGACATGGCTGAGTCCCGGCATTTGAGACAACATAATTTCACCCATATTTTCTGCAGTAATATTATCTTTTTTCACCTTTTTCACAACAGAAGAATATTGTGGTTTCTCAACATCAAAATGAACATCGACAACAGAATCCACACACACATGCGACGAATAATGAGGCGATTTGTTCAATCGCGTATTTGTCATTATTTTCTTGGCACTATTGACAATAAAAATGGCGCTTTCTTGCATATTCATGCTTCTAATAACAGAGAATCCTTTGTAATGATTCAGAGAGAAAATGGCAGAATACACCATATGATGGTTATGCTTTTTCGCAGTATGAATCACGCCTTCAATCAAATAAATAATATTATGATTGTGAATTGGTGAACCAGAAAGCCGATAAGATTGCTCTTCGTATCGCCCGTCTTTAATGCTCGCAATTAAATCATTGATGCTTTTTCTCTCTATAATAATCAAATCATTGTCTTCATCATCACTGATAATAATATCTCCTAAAGGCAACATTTCCACTTTTATTTGAATCTCTTTAGTATCAAAAAGAGAGAGAACTTGTTGGATTTCCACAATCAATTCTTGTTCACGATTGTCTATTTTAATCAACATGTGATATAAATAAAATATAATATTTATATCAAAACTAAAATTATACACCGCCAATAGTTGCACGATATCCATAGACCTGTGTCTGAATCGTCCTGCTAATGACGCATGTTTTAGGAACAGACTGGACTGCACCAATTAGACTAGGATTGTTTGAGAGAAAAAACCCAACACGAGGTGCGACACCAGCCTTTTTAACGCCGCCGCATACATTCGTTCTATTACAAATAGATTGTTGCAATCTTGCCGATTTTGAGCCGTTTGAAAGAACCATTATACACTAACCGAATATTTTATTCTTTCTCTCTTCTCTTTCTCTTCTTTTGTATTCTCTTTTTTCCTAAACAATATAAATGTTTCTGTATAATAATAAATACACAACATGAATGATGAAGATATTATTAAAAGTGAAGACGGATTAATTTTCAATCCTTACAATCCATTAAACATTGAGATTACATTGAATGATGTTCAATATATTCTAACAAAGTATGGTTTACCGCCAATTGTGACAAACATGTCCTTGTATCGCCGGGCATTTATACATCGGTCTTATACAAAGCGACCGAATGTTGAAAATATAAAACAAAATATTACCATTGTTGAAAAACCAGACAATTGTTTGCCGTTGAGCACAAAATCAAATGAAAGGCTGGAATTTTTAGGAGATGGCATTTTAGAATTAGTTACTAAATATTATTTGTATCGCCGATTTCCTAAAGAGAATGAAGGATTCATGACTGAGAAAAAAATTGCGATTGTAAAGAACGAAGCCATTGGAAAAATCGCAATGGAGATGAAATTGCACAATTGGCTTATTTTATCTAAACATTCAGAGGAAAAGAAAATACGCACCAATGTGAAAAAAATCGGCTGTTTGTTTGAATCATTTTTAGGAGCATTGTTTTTGGATTTTAATAAGATTCAAGTGAAAGATGAAGATGGATGGTTTGAACAAATGTTTGTTACAGGCCCGGGATTTCAAATGGCTCAAAAATTCGTGGAAAATATATTTGAAAAACACATTGATTGGATTTCTCTCATTCAAAATGATGACAATTATAAAAATATATTGCAGGTAAAAATACAAAAAGAGTTCAAGGTTACTCCACATTATATTGAAATTGAATATGATGTGGATTATGGTTATAAAATGGGAGTGTATTTATGTTTAGGACAGTCAATTCACAATTTAGATTTCAATCATGCAATGGATATAACCCATTTTGAAAAAGGAGAAAAAGACGACGAAAAAGACCCAGGTTATCTATTTAAAAAAATACAAGAATATATTACTTTGCATAATGGAAAGATATTTTTGTTTTTAGGTGAAGGACAACACAAAATTAAACGCAAGGCAGAACAAATTGCGTGTAATACAATTATTTCATATTTTAACTAGTAATTGTCGTCACTTTTTATATATCCATATTATATAAGCACAATATGGATAATTATGAAGCAAAACCTGTTGTAGTTGACTATATACCTGTATTTGTTTCCATAAAAGAAATGCAGGATGAGAGAAAAGAACATGAAGAATATGATTTTACTGAATTGTTGGCTTCCAATTTATTACAGGTAAAAACAGAGGGTTTGCGGCGCAAAAAAATAATACTAGAAGAAGATGACGAAGAAGGACAACAAGAAGAAGAAAAAGGACAAGAAGGGCAAGAAAAAGGGCAAGAAGAAGGGCAAGAAGAAGAAAAAGGGCAAGAAGGGCAAGAAGAAGAAAAAGGGCAAGAAGAAGAAAAGGGGCAAGAAGAAGGCAAAACAACTAAAAAACGACGCAAAACACCACAGGTTGTCAAAGGCGTGGCCATATTAGGCCCTGAAGTCCCGCTGGTCATTGATGAGAGACCTTTGGTGAAATTTATCCCACAAAAACAGCGAAAATACAGAATCAAACTCCCATCCTATTTCATGAACAATCGCCAAATGTTTATCGACAGAATCAATGCAATGTTTTTACCATATCGCGATGAATTATCTAAATCAGAAAACATTACCTGCGAAAATATAGGCAAATCTTCTGGCAATATTTCTCTCTTGCTTCATCAAGAAATAACAAGAGATTATTTGAATTTATATACGCCCTACAGAGGCCTATTGTTATTTCACGGTCTAGGTTCAGGCAAAACTTGTACATCTATTGCAATTGCCGAAGGAATGAAAGACCATAAAAAGGTCATTATTATGACACCCGCGTCTTTAAGAAAGAATTACATGGTAGAATTGAAAAAATGCGGCGATTTATTATTTCGCCGTAATCAATTCTGGAAATGGTATTCTGCTTCATCCAATGAAGAAGCCATGCCTATTATCTCCAATGTGTTAAATTTGCCCATGGAATATATACGCAAAAAGAAGGGTGCATGGTTTATAGATGTACGCAAAGCATCAAATTATCCGGATTTATCAGCAGAAGATAAAAATTCGCTGGACTTGCAATTAGACAAAATGATTGAAAACAAATATTTATTTATTAATTACAATGGATTACGAATGGAAAAATTAAAAGAACTTACCAAAGATTACACAATCAATTTATTTGACAATGCGGTTGTAATTATTGACGAAGCCCACAATTTAATCAGTAGAATTGTAAACAAGCTGAAAAAAGAGCCGAAAATCAAAGAAAACACAAAAGGAGAAAAAGAACGCGCGCCCAAATTTTTAGCGTCAAAAATATACGAATACTTATTGTCTGCCAGCAATGCCCGTGTTGTTCTATTAACAGGAACGCCTGTCATTAATTATCCGAATGAATTCGCGATTTTATTTAATATTTTAAGAGGATACATTAAAACATGGGAGGTTCAGTTGGACATTCAAACGAGAGAAAAAGTGGACAAGGAATTTCTCTCTCAACTATTTCAAACAAACAAGACATTGGATTACTTGGATTATTCGCCAACCAGCCGAATACTAACTATTACACGAAACCCTCTTGGATTTAAAAATACTATTGATTCGCAGAGATATACTGGTGTAACAAATGAAAAAAGAAATAGAGAGACAAAATCGATGACATTTGACACGGATTTCATATCTGATGAAATGTTTGAAAAAAGCATCTTTTCTCTCTTGGCTCGTAATGATATTAATGTAAATGCTGCAACTGTAAAAGTTCATAATTTTAAAGCATTGCCTGATGAGTTGGATACCTTTATGAGAGAATACATGGACCAAGATAAACATGAACTGCAAAATGTCAATGGATTACATAGACGAATATTAGGATTGTCTTCTTATTTCAAAAGTGCACAAGAAGATTTATTGCCGAGATTTGACAAAGATTTGACGAAAGATTATCATATTGTCAGCATTAAAATGAGCGATTTTCAATTTAAAATCTATGAAGATGCTAGAAAAGAAGAGCGTCTCTCTGAAAAACCTGTTAAAAAATCGTCATCGGCTGCAAATGTATATGATGATGTCAAATCCAGTTATCGCATTTTTTCCCGATTGTATTGCAATTATGTAATGAATGAGAGGCCGATGCCCCGCATAAAAATGCCCAAGGCAAATGAAGAGGAAGAGTCAAAAGAAACTGAATTAGTAAAGATGCTCAATGAAGAAGAAAATAAAATAGACATTAATGTGGAGCGTGAAGGAGAGATTGAAGGAGACGAGTTTTTAAATAAAATCGCGGATGAAACATATGATGATAGAATCAAAGCCAAAATCGCGGAAATGATTGAACACGGTGATGAATATTTATCTCCCAATGCGTTGCAAACTCATAGTCCTAAATTCCTCCATGTGTTGGAAAACATTCAAGATCCAAAATATATTGGATTGCATTTGTTGTATTCTCAATTTAGAACATTGGAAGGCGTTGGAATCTTTACCATGGTCCTGGATTACAATGGTTTTACACGATTTAAATTGAAAAAAATGGGCGAAATGTGGGAAATGGATATTTCTGAAGAAAATATGAGAAAACCTAAATATGCATTGTATACTGGAACTGAAAGCGCAGAAGAAAAAGAAATCATTCGTAATATTTATAATAGTTCATGGGATGATGTCCCTACAAATATTGCGAATAAATTAAAACTCATACATCCAAACAACAATCTCGGTGAAATTATTAAAGTATTAATGATTACTTCTTCTGGTTCAGAAGGCATTAATTTGAGAAACACACGATATGTTCATATTATGGAACCCTACTGGCATCCGGTCAGGACAGAACAAGTGATTGGTCGTGCCCGGCGTATTTGTAGTCATAAAGATTTGCCTGAAGAATTGCAGTCGGTAGAAGTATTTATTTATTTAATGAGATTTTCAAAAAAACAATTGGATAGCGATGATTCCATTGAATTGAAATTAAAAGACAAGGGTAAATTAAAACCGTTTGGGCCTGTTACTAGCGACCAATTATTGAATCAAATATCTAGTATTAAAGAAGTAGTGAATACTCAATTGGCAAAGATTATTAAAGAGACGTCTTTTGATTGTGGTATTTATCCTCATGGAAAGGAGAATTTTACTTGCATGAGTTTTCCCAGTGCAGATGAATCTAAATATTCCTATGTTCCTGATTATTCTAAAGAAGAAAAAGATACTACTGCGAAAATAAATAAAACCCAGATTCAATGGACCGGAAATTCCATCACCATCAATGGGAAAAAATATGTGGCGCAAACTATTATTAAAGGGAAATTCTATAAAATATATGATTTGGAAAGTTACAAGGAAGCCTTGAAAAATCCAGGAGTGAATCCTATTCAAGTGGGGACATTTGAGAGAAATAAAAACGGCGATGGTGATGATGTATTTATTGCCGTGTAAACCGGCGTCGAGCTTTATTTTTCTTTCAAACATTAAAATTGAAATGCTTTTTTAATGTTTGGAATGTTGTATCAAAACAATGGAATCTCAACAAATCGAAATGATTGAGTTTATTAGTTCGTTCGCACGGAATTTTATTAAAATGCAATTGGAAGAAGAGAAAAAATGTGAAATAGAAAGGGTAAAGTATGAAAAAATGTTTCAGGACAAAAACAATAGTAAGAATGATAAAAAAAACGCAAAGAAATTGAAGGCAGAACTCAAGGCAGAATTGAAGGCAGAACTCAAGGCAGAACTCAAGGCAGAACTCAAGGCAGAACTCAGAGAAGAATTGAAGGCAGAACTCAAAGAAGAACCCAGAGAAAAAGAAAAAAAAAAAGAAGAGAAAGAAGAAGAAGAAGATGATGAATCCATTCAACTACGAGATTTCAACTTTCAGGGGAAAAAATATTTTAAAGACCAACACGATATCATTTACAGCATGGGTGACGGAAAACTCATTGAACCTGAATCTATTGGGAAATGGAACAATATAACCAAGATTATTGAATTTTATCAAAAAGACTGTGATGAAGAAGATGAAGAAGATGAAGAAGATGATGATGCAAGCATTCAAATGGATGATTTCAAATTTGGAGGCAAAATATACTTTAAGGATCAGTTTGAAATAGTCTATACCAGAAAAGATGGTCAAGTGCCTACGCCTATTGGAAAATACAATGCAAAGAAAAGATGCATTGACTACAACTCCAAAAAAGGAGGAAAGACGACTTCAATTGAATTTAATTAAACTCTACTCTAACTAACTCTAACGTGAAGTATAATTAATTAACCATTTTTTTCATCCAAAAGCATTAATCCCATGGCTGCATAATTATGAAGGTCTAATAAAGTATCACGAATTCCTTCATCTTTTACAAGATTCACTCCATTTTTACTAATAGAGATTGCACGACGCATTTTATCTTCAATGCGAATAAGTATTCCAATAATTCCATATGTTGCAAAAGAATCGCCATAATCTGTATTCTTTTTTATAAATACTTCCAATGCATCAGCATGAATTTTCTTCATTTGTTCTACTCTATTCAGCATCGGTGGCGTCGCAGGCGCATCCGCATCCGTCACTTTAAATGAAATGCCATCTGAATTGTAAAAATAATCATGTTGTATTTCATCATTCCATGAAATATGTTTTTTTTGTTCAGGTTGAGGTCCGGGTTCATGTAAATGTAAATCCAGTGAAATCGGAACTGGTGATTCTTTAAAGGAAGTCTTGTCAATTTTTATGTATTTTATTTCAGACATTTCAGGTATTTCAGGTATTTCAGAAGTAGACAAAGGACTCTTGTGTAAAGACGAAAAAAACAGAGGCGATAATTTCTCTTTTTTAATGGATGTTTCTTGGGGATGTAATGCATTTTTTACTGCATGTGTATTGACATTCGCATTCGCATTCGCAATCTTTGCAACATCGTAATTTCTCTCTGCAATTGTTCTTTTCATAATCAAATCTATTTCAGTTAATGGTTCATCCATTTTATCGCGAAAATTCGGTATTTGGTGAGGCATTGGACGAGCCATGGATTGTTTAAAATCGTCCTCTTTTTCTGTCAATTTAAGTTCAAACTGTGATAATTTTTCAGTTTGCAATTCTTCATATGTAATTGCTATTTTTTGAGGCGGTTCTACAAGAGGCTTTGAAATAATAGACGTAATAAATCCTTTATTTAACATGACTAAATCAGAATGCGCATGTTTTTCTCTCTCATAAAAGTCAACAAGAGACCTTTCAAATGCATGCCTATTTTGAAACATGTTTTGTTCTGCAATGACATCCCAAAGTATTTCAACATTTGACGCATTTAAAAAATCGTCGCGTTTATTCATTAATATAGGTTAATGAATAAATATTTATACCGTTATTCGCAAATCTATAAATCCGGATTAAAATACACTTTCCTGAATTTCTCCATGTATTTATCTTTTAAAATATGCGTTTTCAAATAATCACCTGTTATTTTATCTTCCAACATATGCACAATAAAAAAGATGGAATAAATTCCGCATTCCGTCGTGCCATATTGATGTTCCACTGGATAATTTTTGTCAAACTTGAATTGTATATTCAATTCTTTTCCTTGTTTTATAATTCGGTCCACCAATGCTTGCACTTCTTTTGGAACATCATTCCCAGCGCTATCAAAGAAAAAGATTGTCCCTTTCTTAATATTCACAAAGAGAGAAATCCAATGTTCTCCTCCTTTGTAATGCGGGTCAGTATTGAAAATAAATCCCAACTTAGTTTTCCCGACGGACTGTTGTTGTTTTATATTTAATTTACATATTTCTTCCCAGACACAAACACCATCCGTTTCTTTCGTGTCAAAATCTATGGGAGTTGGTCCGAAAAAATCAAAACATTTATATGCATCTTCATATTGTTTCATCACATTCATAATATCTACGCTTGACAACCATTCATTTGGATTCTTTTTCCATTCTTTCGGAGAGAGAGGCGCAAATGATTCTTTTAATTCATTCATTTCACCTTTTGCAAAATCCTGTGTTAACCAACATGATTCCTTTCTACATGTATTGTGCATGTATTTGCCCAATAAGACCCATATTTCTTTTGTGTCATTTGTTTGAATGAGAGAATCTGGATGTCGACTATTCCATTTATTTTTTAGTTTCATCAAAGAATCATTCGTGTAACAACTGAAATCATTTGCAGCTTCGTTTTTTGGACTACATGATATTTTTTGCATAGTTGATGATTTTTTTGATGATTTACCACGTCTAGAGCCAGCGCCACCATAAAGATGTCGTTGGTGTTGACGACTTTTATAGAGACGATACACTATCTGGAGTGACTGAGGATTCTTCTTTTTTCTCTCTATCTTCCGAGACTTCTTGACTCGCTTCTGTCTCCGAGTATGTTTGGTCTGTCTCTTCATATGTATTCATTATATTTTTCTTTTTACAAATACCTTTTACTCTTAATTGCGGATCTTTCAAATTAATTTCTTTTTGAAGAGGCAAATGTTCTGTTTCATTCTTTTTAATAACATTTCTAATAATAAAATTGTCCAATGTATTTGGTTTTACAATTTTTCGCAGAATTGAAGAATTATAAAAAGTATAATCTCCATCTCCGTCATTTCCATCATCACCATCCATATCCGCTTCACCCTCTCCGTCATAATCCGCATCTCCATTCATGTATTCAAATTGTAAAATATCATTTGTATCCGTATTTTTAAAATGTTCAACACAATGATAAATATAATTCATAAACGCATCTACCACATCAGGAGTGCATGCATCTGTTGAAAGAAACAACTCACGCGTCAAATTCAATATACGTTTTCTATAAAATTTTCTATCTTTTTTACTAATTTTATTGCAATATGATTTTCTCTCTGAAAAGTTTTTTTTATACAATAGTTCATCTGATTTGTTCATCATATATAGATGAAATAATAAAGTGTTTAATACATAAACGCGCAAACCCAAAATCTACAATGGAAGCATTGCTATTCTCGTTGAATTATTAAACAATCCCATATTCACCCCCTTTGGAACAGGATTAAACTCACAAAAATGCTCTTTTTTAAATAACAATTCATGTGAAACATTGGGTTCGGCATTGGCAGGAGTAAATGAATGTGTATATAAATCACTATTACTATTTGGAACATAGACTGCCTGATTGCATTTTTGAAGCGCAAATATTTGCCCTCTCAATTCAGACTCTAGATTGATACCAGAAGAATAACCCGACCACGGAGCAACGGCATTTCCAGGATTAAACACAGCACTAGAATTATATGTCGGATGTTGCTCCAGTTTCACAGACAATTCTTTTCTAGGGTCTACTATTGGCATAAAAGAATACTTTGTCATTACTGGTCTAACACTTAGGTAAGGCTGCAACATTTGAGAAGGCAAATTTCTGTCATATATTTTCGCATTCATTGTATTCATATATATAAAATAATATATTAAAAAAACCAAAACTACTTATAAATAAGATGTGTGGCATTTTTTCTCTCCTTAATATCAGCGATACCCATGTATTATTTACAGATGAATTCATAAAATATCAATTTCAAGCAGGGAAATCACGAGGACCAGAGCATTCGGTTTTGAAAAATGTGTCTATTCGCGTGAAATTCGGATTTCATAGATTGGCCATCAATGGATTGAATGATACATCCAATCAACCGATTTGCATTGACAATATTATATTAATTTGCAATGGAGAAATATATAATTACAAAGAATTATATAAGTTAATGCACATTAACAAAGAAGACATACAAACCGATTCGGACTGTGAAATTATTATTCATTTGTATAAAAAATACGGAATGCAACAAACACTGAAAATGTTAGACGGAGTATTCGCTTTTTGTTTGTGTGACAATCGTATTATCAATACTTGTTTAACAAGCACGATATATGTTGCGAGAGACCCCTATGGCGTTCGTCCATTATATTCTCTTAAACCATTGCTATACAACAAACTCATTGGATTTGCATCTGAATTAAAAATGCTCACTGAATTCAGCGATGCTGACCCATCAAAAGCATATATTGTTCCATTTACACCTGGAACATACAGTAAATATGTTATTCAAAACAAGGTCTTGTCAAACTGGACTCCCATGTTGGAAAACATTAAATATCATGAACCGGTTTTCTCTCTTATTTCATCAAATTGCAATGACAATCCAGAGAAAATTGTCCACGGAATACAACATTATTTGATTGAAGCAGTGCAAAAAAGATATGCAACCACTGAGAGACCGATTGCGTGTCTTTTATCGGGAGGATTGGATAGCAGCCTTATTACGGCACTTGTAAATGAAGAACATAAAAAACATTCATCTCAACCGTTGGAAACATATAGTATTGGACTTAAAGGCTCGGAAGATTTGCGATGCGCTCGCATGGTGGCCGAGTATTTAGGGACAAACCACACCGAAATCATCGTTTCTGAAAATGAAATGTTTTCTATTATTCCACAAGTGATTTATGCAATTGAAAGTTATGATACAACCACAGTTCGCGCAAGCATCGGCAATTATTTGTTGGGCAAACATATTTCGGAAAATAGTTCTGCCAAGGTCATCTTTAATGGAGATGGGTCAGATGAAATATGTGGAGGTTATTTATATATGAATTTATGTCCTGACCCAATAGAATTTGACATGGAAACACGGAGATTATTAAAGGATATTCATTTATTTGATGTGCTGAGGTCTGACAGATGCATTTCATCGCATGGACTTGAACCACGCACGCCGTTTTTAGACCGCAGTTTCGTGGATTTTTATTTGTCTATTCCATCCAAAATAAAATATGACAATCCTGAAAAATACTTGTTGCGAAGTGCATTTTCTATTGAAAATTATCACAATTCCGGAGGAATTCAATTGTTGCCGAACTCTGTTTTATGGAGAAGAAAAGAGGCATTTAGTGATGGAGTTAGTGGAACAGACAAGTCATTGTATAAAATTTTGCAAGAGTATATTTCGGTGGAAATGGACCTATATCCACCATCTATTGAAATAGAGAAAAAATATTATAAAGATATGTTTTTATCTTATTATCCTAGTTCTGCTGAAATCATTCCATATTATTGGATGCCTAAATATACGAAAAACGCCACTGACCCAAGTGCCAGAACACTCTCTATTTATTGAACGATGGACGATGGACGATGGATGGTTAAAAAAGAGAGAAGATAATAATACTGCGATAATATATGAGACAAACTTTTTTCTATTTGCACAATTTGTTAATTACTTTGTTTATTTATATAACATATACTCTACTACTTATTTCCATACTAGGATTGTCTGACAAAGGCAAAGAATATTTAGAAATCCTGGACAAGTATATGAAAATTTATGTTTCCATATTTTTAATCATTCGGTTTAATCCATTCACTAAAAATGAATTCAATGAATTAGATAGAAAATTCGCATTCACATCTGGAATGTTTATTTTAACAACAAGCGCAATTGCACAATATGGAAAGAAAAAAGTCTCATCCTTTTTTGATTGATTTCGTCTTTCTCTCGCGGCCAAGCAGACGCCGTTGATTCAAAAAATCCTGCAAATGTATCATTATTTGTTTTGATATAATGTTGTCAATCATATATTCATTCGCGTCCTTTTCAGTATAAGAATATTTATTTAGCCCTGAAAGAATACGATTCTGATCCAGTCCCATATCACCATGCCGCTGATACCGCAATTGAATAAATCGCCGAATTATTTCTTCATCAGGTAACATATAAGTATAGGGTTTCACATTAATGTAATAGACGCTGTCATGAACCATTTTCTCATGATGCACATCATCTATAAAACATATTTTATGTTCTCTTTGACAATTAATGCATCTAATTAAATCATCATATGATTTGTCATGCGATGTTCTCAATGGTTCTATGATTTTATTCCCGATTTTATAAGCAGGGATAATTTTATCAAATAGTTTGTGTGATATCTTATTTTCTAAATATAAAATCAAATCATTTGCCCAACTGAGAGGTCCTTGATTGTTGGTGTATAAATAAATTTTATTACAAGAGTTATTTATTTTTTGATGTTTAAGAAAATTCAAAATAGAAATAATGTTGGGTCTTAAATATTCAGGATATAAATCAAGGACTTCACTAAAATCTTTGTGCGTCATTGTTGGTTGTTGTTGTTGTAATAATTCCCAAAAAGTGCCAAATTGAGAGAAAAATCCTAGTGTTTCATCTAAATCAAACACTATAATTTTCATAGTCTTTATATTATCCAGATTTAGAAAAATATAAAAATAAAATATATGGCGACAACGACACTCACCCAAAACGATTATAAACAGATTTTAGACTATTACAAAATTGCTATTCCTGAAAATAAAAAACACATGAAACATCTTGCGGAAAATATTATTTCTGAAAAATTGTGCAAATGCATTAAAAAGGTGGATTCTGGTAATGAAGCAAAATCTATTGGAATATGCACTAAAAGTGTTATTAATCGTAAAGGGTTTGTGCGTGGCAAATTTCAATGTAAGAAAAAGAGATTCGCGACACTTAGAAAAATGCGTGTTAAAACCAAAAGAAGGTTTTCTTAATTTTTCAATGATAATATATTTATTGAAAAATTAAACGGGTTCATATGTGTGGGTTCAGTTATGGGTTCAGGTGTGGTGAACAACAAATTATATCCCATTTTGTCTGACACATATTGATAAAGATAGGTATCATCACCACCCCAATTTGTATAATCCTCTCCACTTTTACAAGATTATTATTTGCATTCAATAGACGAACTTTTCAAATAATACCGAAATAACAAAAGAAGTCACTGTCTCGATGGAAAATTGCGAATATTGCCAAGAAATTAATCAAAATCAAAATCCAATAAATTATCCACCATTTTAGGCGGTGCTGGCGATTCTTTTGCCAATTGATGTGACAAACAATTCAGGTCTTTTTCCATTTTTGCAATAATAATCTTTTGAGTTGCCACAGTATTTTTCAAATCCATGTTTTCCATAAAATAATTCGAACGATTTAAATTTATCGTTTTTAACCAACTCTGATGACATTTTGTTTTCATATGTTGAGAGAACTTATATATCTTCTCTTTTCTAGAACAAAGACAACGAATTCCTTCGGTTTTATTCAACATATAGGTTTTGTCCACATAATTTCCATGTTCATCAATGTTTGGAGTATAAATATCTGGCTCAATAACTAATTCCATTACTTTTTACTTTATGTAAGAACCAAGATTTTAAATTAAAACACCAAAAACACCAAAAACAGAAACATACTATTTTAGAGAAAGATGGTCCAATGCATGTAATATGACTTTTTCTTGGTCCGTCAATTTCTGAAACAACAAACATTCATCCATTTTTATTTGGAAATAACGATTCGCATAATTTTTACAAACAATATGCACCCCATTGTCTGTTATTTTAATATTGCAAAAAAATGCGCCATTTGTCAATCGCAAATTATCCGGCGTTTTGAGAGAAATCCATTTCAAATAAGACCCATACTTTAAATTATTGATTTCGTCCACATAAACATAATACTTTAATGTTTTCAAATATTCGATAAAGGTTTTCCGTGGCAACATCAATTCGGACAATATCTTTTTATTTATTTCAAAAATATGTTCAGTTGTATAATTAAACACATTTTCGTTGTTTTCATTGTTTAGTGCTTTCAATAACTTTCCGCCGTCCATGATAAATTCATATATTTATTTATTTTTATCTTATTATTCATCAAAATCATCAACATTCATCAAAAGCAAGACTTACCAACTGCCAAACCCACCGCCACCCAATGCTTCATTTGCAGCCATGATTCCATAACCATCCATTCCACCACCACCAGGAGACGCGGCAGCCACTAAAGGCGTACTCTGGTCTTTATACATGGAATTATAATTCGGCATTTGTTGCTGCTGTTGCTGAGACGACATGTCCGGTAATTGATTCAACATGGTTCCATCAGAATACCCAGACTGCGATTGATTTTGCAGTTGGATTTGATTTTGATTCATTCCTTGAGAAATAGGCTGCGATACTTTTACAGTTCCAGAACCCGACTTTGCAGCCCCTTTTTTATCTTTACTTTTACCTTCCCATACATCGCTCACTCTCTCAACAAGAATGCCGACCTTGTCACCTAATTTTGTCTGAAGACTCAAGATAACCATCAATACTGCTAAAATAATAAAAATCACATTAAAATCCGGGTATTCCACACCACTATATGTCGGTATATATGTGTTAATCCGATGAATAAAGAGTAGTCCTAAAAACATATAAATCACCTGAATCACTATTTCTGCTAAAACTTCAAAACTACCTTTTTTGTCATCCGCTTCGGGAACATATTTCTGCATACTTTTGTTTAATAAGACAATAGGCAATAATGATAAAAGAGAATACTGCACAATATTTGACATTTCACTTTTTGATTCATCCTCAAAATTAAATACGTGTTTAAAAAATCCACTTGCCGATCTTTCCATATGTTAGAATAATATTTTTTTATTCTGTCGTTTGTTCGGTTTTTCACATTCCGTATAAGGATATAAAGTATTCTAATTACTATGTCCATGTTAAAACATGAAGAATATCAATATCTACAACTTATTAAAAATATTCTAGAAGATGGACACAGAGAAACAACCAGAAACGGCACAACTATTTCTCTTTTTGGAAGGTCCATGCGTTTCTCTCTTAAAGACAATAAAATCCCTATATTAACAACCAAACAAACTGCCTGGAAAACATGCCTCAAAGAATTGCTCTGGTTCATTCACGGCAGCACAGACAATCGCAAATTATTATCGCAAAATGTCCATATTTGGGACGGACATTCCAGCAGAGAATATTTAGATAGCATTGGCATGCATGGCCGCGAAGAAGGCGATTTAGGACCTATTTATGGTCATCAATGGCGACATTTCAATGCGCCTTATACTGATTGCAATACTGATTATACAGACAAAGGCATAGACCAATTGCAATATATCATTGATATGTTGAAAAATCCAGAAACGAGAACTTCTCGCAGAATTGTCATGTCCGCTTGGAATCCATGCCAAATTCAAGAAATGGCACTGCCACCTTGCCATATTTTATGTCAATTTAATGTCCATTCTGGAAATAAACTGTCGTGTGCATTGTATCAGCGAAGCGGCGATGTAGGTCTAGGCGTGCCATTTAATATCGCATCATATAGTTTTTTAACACATCTTTTAGCAAAACATTGTGGTTTAGAAGCATTTGAATTTGTGTATTTTTTAGGAAATGCTCATATTTATGATGACCATTCGGAATCATTAAAAGAACAATTATCGCATGTTCCATTTGAATTTCCTACGATTCAAATCAATTCATGCGATTCCCTCAAAGATTATAAAATCACGGATTTTGTTGTTTACAATTATAAAATGCATGAAAAAATAAATATGAAAATGCGTATATAAATTGAAAACATAATGTGTTTTACTTATAATGAGCATTCGCCCGAATAGACAAAAACCAATGATGGTAACGCAGAATCCGAGCCAGCCAGGTCAAAGACCATCTGCCATGAAAGCACGCCCTGCGGCGCAGCCGCCTCAACAAAGACCAGGACCTCCTCTGCAACAACAACAACAACAACAACAACAACAACAACAACAAAAGCAACCAGAAAAACAACAACAAAAGCAACAACAACAACCAGAAAAACAACCAAAACCCAAAATGAGCATTGGGGATGCAATTGGATTGATTACCATTAGATTGTCGCGAGTTGAAACATTTATTCAACAACTTCAAACAGATGGAATAGACATGTCTTCAGTAAATAGTAGCGGCATCATGGACAACGGGATGATTCAAAATCTGGTTTCTAGATTAAATGTCCTTGAAGATAGTTCACATGCAAACATTGCTACTACCGCTATAGAACAAAGAATCAAAACTATAGAAACAGACCTAAAAGACAGCAAAGACCTATTAATGAAATTACTTCTGAAATTTGAGAATTTTTCAGAGGATACCCTTGCACGATTTGAAGACCAACAACAATTACAACAAACCCTTGCCTTTAATTTAGAACAATTGCAGCAACCAGAACCCGAGGAAGAACCTGCTGCCACTGCAGAGCAAGAATCTATTCCGACACCATCCAATGAAAGCGAACATGTTCCATCATCTGCATAAATCACACAAATTTCTCTCTTTTTGCCGTTTTTCTTTGCCGTTTCTTTGCCGTTTCTTTGCCGTTTTTCTTTGCCGTTTTTCTTTGCCGTTTGTATAATATTATAAAATTCGCAATAATATTATAAATGAATCAAATCTGTTGCAAAAATGAATGCAATGAAATTATTCTGAATTATTCCGGATTTAAACAATTTGCATCCGCTGAACTATATGATATTATTCTTCAACATATTATCTCCACCATCCAAGATTGCCTTTCACAAATGAACCAGGTAAAAGTGCATATTCACATGAATTCATTTACTTTAACAGAATTTGAAAAACACATGCAATTCATTAAAAGAATATGCAACATATTAACAACAACATTTCCAGACAAATTAGAAACATGTTTCATTTACAATCCACCTTTTTTCATCTCTCAAGTATACAATGTCTTATTCACATTTATAGATAAAAAAACACAGCAAAAAATAAAAATAGTATAATCTCCTACCCACGAATCTTCGTTCTACTTTAAAAAAACTATTATTCTTTTTATGTAATGAAAATAATAGTTTCCTTTTTCGTTTTTTGTCTCGTTTTATTTTTATATTTACACATTCAATTTCATTTGAAAACATCGGATGATTTAGAAATGTATGAATTAGAACAAGCATCCAAGGACAAGTTTGAAGAAATTTGCGATATTAGACAACCTGTATTGTTTTCGTTTGACAATCAGAAAATATGCGATACAACAAATCAAGCATTTATTTTACAACATTATTACGCATTTGAAGTGAAAATTCGTAATATTACAGATGTAGACACCGCCACAACGGAATTGTTTGTTCCTTTACCTATACATTCTGCAATAAAATTGTTTCAAGAAGACAAACAGGCGACACATTATAGCGAAAACAATATAGAGTTTTTACAAGAAACCGGAGTCATTAAAAACATGCAATACAATGACGAATATTTACGCCCTTATATGGTCTCTAATTGCCATTATGATATTTTAATGGGGTCGGAAGGATGCACCACGCCTTTTCGGTATGAAATCAATTATCGCAATTTCTTTTTAGTAACACAAGGTTCTGCGCAAATAAAACTGGCGCCGCCAAAAAGCACGCGGTATTTATATTGTGTTTATGATTATGAAAATTTTGAGTTCAAAAGCCCGGTGAATCCTTGGAATCCACAGCCACAATACACGGCAGATTTTGATAAAATGAAATGCTTGGAATTCACATTGACACCTGGAAAAACGGTTTACATTCCCGCGTTCTGGTGGTATAGCATCACGTTTCATAAAAACACGTCCATTTCATCTTTTAAATATAGAACCTATATGAATAATTTAGCAATATCCCCATACATTGGAATGCATATTCTTCAATTGCAAAACATTAAACGGAATTATACCTCTTCGTATTCAGCGGTTGAAGTGGAGATGACTACGACGACGGCCAAGGATGCGGATGCAACAAAAGAAAATGTAAGCGATACTCTAACAAATAATATTAGTATATAATATTATGTCATCAGATAGGGGGGCATCAGCTAGGGCACCAAGTAGGAATAATTCAGAATTTAATGCAGATAGAAATGAAGATGACTCACAAGCATCATCATCATCATTGTCAGTGCCATCATTATCGGAATCATCAGCATCAGCACCACCATTATCACCATCATCATCAGCACCCCCACCATTATCACCACCAGTATCACCAGCATCATCAGCAGGACTATCTATTGATAATTCTAATGATATGTCTCAGAATAATATTGATGATGAGACTGAGGACGCATCAGTATCATCACCACCACCACCATCACCAGCAGATGAAACAAAAGAACCATCATATACAGTTATCGTAACAAATAACCTTACTAATGAAGAATACACACTCAAGGTTGACTCGGTTAGTAAGTCAGATAAGAATTCCTTACCAGACTCCACAGGCGGTCGCACTCATCGCCGTCATCGCCGCCCTCGTCGTCGGACTCATGGCAATCGCCGCACTAAACGCCGCACTAAACGCCGTGCCACGAGAAGGCATAGGCGCAGCAGACGACGAACTATGCGAGGAGGCTGAGGAACAGCTGCACCCTTTATCGCACAAACTATTTTGCAACAAAAAGAAGAAAAGAATCTAAAATAACCATTGAATCGAATTATGAATGACGTTTATCCGAAATAAACTGAAAATAATCTAAATTTATATAACGTAGCCTTTATATGATTCCTGCCACAACCACAACCACAACCACAACCCCGATTCCAGGCATTCTTATTTTAACAGACAATCGCACATATGGACGCAGTGCAACAAACAATCGTCTTTTATATCGGTGTATTCCAAATGACAAATCATTGTCACCAGTTCTGATTCCATACAAGGCCAATATGGGCTTTTCAAAGGTAAAAAAGAACCTATACATTCTTTTTACAACAAGAGAGAAAACATCATCTTTGGTTGAAACCATTGGAGAAATTGATATGTTAGAACATTTCTATGAATATCAATTATATTGTCGCTCAATAAAATACAAACAACCATCTTTTTCTCTTACTCCGCCTTTAAAAAGAGAGAACATCACCATCGAATGCCCAAATCCATTCATTTTCACAATTGATAATCCGGGAACAATAGATTACGATGATGCATTTAGCATTGAAACACATCATGAAACATATATAAAAATCAATATTTATATTGCAAATGTTCCACACATATTCACAAAACATCATTTGTGGCAGCATTTTCACATTTTTCAAGAAAGAACCGCATCCATCTATCTTCCAAATAAAAAAATACCATTGTTTCCAACTAAATTATCAGAATTATGCAGTTTGACTGCCGGCCAAGAACGCCCTGCCTTGGTTTTCTCTCTTTATATTGATAAAAAGACGCGCGAATTGCGGACTCATTTTACTTGTGAAATCATTAGAGTTTCCGCAAATTATGTCTATGATGCCACCGATTTATTGTCAAATACATATTACATTCAATTGTTAGAAACAGTTCAATCATTATCGATGCATTGCTCTAAAAGCAACGATTTGGTTGAAACACTTATGATACTCATGGGAACGACATGCGCAAAATACATGGACAATGGAATCTATCTTTTCACAAGTGCAAGCACATCGGAATCTTCATTAAATCTACAACACAAATCGCAGACCAGTTTGTATGTCTTGGAAAAACCAGACAACCCATACATGTGCATTACCAGTCCAATTCGCCGCATTGTAGACATTGCAAACATGGCACAGCTCATTCTTACCATGGAATTAGAACCAGATATGGAAGAAGCACGCATTCATATAGAAAATGTAAAACAGAATTTATTGCAATTAAATCACACTACCAAATCTATTAAAAAGGTGCAATCACAATGCAAATTATATCATTTGTTTAAACATCAACCCCAAGATAAAATATACATTGGTCTTTTATTTGACAAGAGAGAAACCAATATCCCAGAAATATATTCATATTCAGTCTATTTGACAGAATATAAATTCATGGCAACAATTAAAAGCGGCGACCGAGATATGTCGTCGTCAAAAGAATACCGATTTAAGTTGTATTTATTGAATGATGCAACTACCTTGAAACAAAAAATCAGACTCCAGATTGTGGGTCTGTGTTAGACATAAATTTCATCTTTGTGCTAGGATTTGCATGTATAGATGTTCCAAATCTATTATGAATGAAGTATGACGCAATTACATGGTCATATATTTCTATAAATACTATTGCAAACATTGCCGCGAGTAAATAAGAAAATAAAAAACCATTGCCTATTTGAGGAATCAATTCTGTGCTTGAAAATGCATATCCAATTGCAGCTGTAGAGAAACAATCTAATAAATCCATAATTAATATGCATACAAATGCAGAAGCGGTGTTTAATGCAATATGAGGTATAAATTTACTGAACAATTTCCATAAAAGAAATGGGACAACCGATGCAATGAGTCCACTCATTAATAAAATATACATTCCATTGGTTATCTCTGTGTTAATGTAGGTATAAATTGCACCTACAATGACTGGTTGGAAAATAATAGCACTAGATTTCTTTTTAAAATAGAGAGAAATGTATTGTATGAATAATATAATAAGAAAAAAAGAGACTAAATTTTCTTCGTAAATAAACCTTTTTGCTTTTTCTACAACATCCATTAATATATTATGTTTCGGTAAAAAAAGTCTTTTTGTTTTTGCTTTTTTTGCTTGCTTTTTTTGCTTTTTTTGCTTTTTTTTTTTTTTTTTTTTTTTTTTTTTTTTTTTTTTTTTTTTTTTTTTTTTTTTTTTTTTTTTTTTTTTTTTTT